TTTAATAAAAGTCTGACTTTATCTTCATCTTCATTGACATTCTTCACTAATGTGTATTTACCATACTTTGTGCCATATTTACTCTTAACCAACTCTGTCTTAATATCCATCCCATAATCATTCTTTAAAGTATGAATTATAGCAGCTAACCTAAAGCATCCATATCTCTCTAATGCATCACCTTGAGTAATAGACTGACCCGATTGAAGATGTGACATAATTTTGCTCTTTTGTGTAACTCTTTTCATCTTACTTCTCCTCTTTATTGGTTGTTTTATCTAAGTGTTCTGATATATCATCAAGATGAAGATTATCCCAATCAATCATTTCTCTAAGGCTATCAGCTTCTACTTGCAAACTGGCAATCTTAGCTTCCATATTGAACACAGCAGTATATATATTACCCTTGCCGTATTTAATAACTGCATTCTCAACAGTATCAGTTTCATACTCTTTGAAATTATATTCTTTGGGATTCATTACTTTTCTCCTTGTTGTTAGAATGTTAGTATTATAATTATTATTGCACATCCCATGACAAGGGCTGTGGTTGTTACTGCCATGACACTTATGATAAGAATCTTTTCAAATAAATCTTGTTTCATTGTTGTTATCCTTTATTTTTAAGTTGTTGATGATTGAATATTGCTAATGCTACTAAGCAAATGATTATAATTACTAATGATTCTAACATACTCATCTCCTTTAAGTTATGAAGGGGAACAATGCTCACTAAATATTACTCATACTATAGTGAGCACAATTATGATGGACGGTAGTTCCCCCTCAATTAATATATTGGGGCTACACGGTCACTGGCGTTCCAACCTTTCGGTGAACTAGGCCATGATTACGTTATCTCAGCAAATGGTTTATGCTATCGCCCCAAAGTCTAGAGCCCGCTTTTGGTTACAAGGTAGCGAGCTAGTCATGAGACACCTTGGTTCTGAACTATTTAATCATGGAAACGCACCTGCTTCAATTGTGGAATATCAATAGTTCTAATGATATGCTTATATGCTAACAAAGCATCTTTATTATTATCAAATGTTATGTAAACACTATCACTGCGATAAGTGCCACCTGCATCATTATGAGGTATAACAGCAGTAAAGTATAACTGTATAGAATGACTAACATTATCAAAATCTATACTCTGTACTAATGATAAATTGTATAACACACCTTTGATTCTAACCCACATAAATACTCCTTCTTGATTGTTCTTTGGAAATTGAACTATTAACTTTATTCACGAACTGATGTGTATTGTTCATTGAATCTATATTACCATAAGTGAAACTATTCTTACTCATTACTGACTCCTTACTAATTAATGGTTAATGCCCAAGTGGATACAATACTTGATACTAATATACCAAATATGTTATATCTTTCATGCATCCATATGAACATAAGTGTTATAAACAAGCCGTTATATGGCACGCATTGCGAGTGTAGCGGCGATAATAAAGATAATAAAGGAGTAATGGGCCCGGCTATCACCTCGGGCCCGTCCATCATTACTAAACTATTCTACTGGAGTAGGGAGTTTAACAGGTGTCTCATCCTCATCCATGAAGATTGGGTCAAGACCTTCACCAACACATTGCTGATTGATGTTAATAAGGTCTGTTCTCAACTCACTCATGATGTCACGCTTGGACTTCATCTGTACACCCAGTAAGTACTCCCGCTTCGTGCTAGCCTTGAACGACTTCTTCAACGACTCATCACGCCTTTGAGATGCTAACTTCTTATAATATTCACGCTTAGTATTCTGTGCTTCAGTCATGTTAATGACCTCCTTGTTAAGTTAATTATATTATTATATTCTAAATATAAATGAAATCTAACTAAAATTCGTATATACGAAATCCCCCGACTAGGGGGTGGTATGGTATAAAAGGCTACACATCAAAATAGTACAATTTTCTAGTAAATATAACTTGGGCAAACTTGACATATAGTTTAAATTAAAGGGTGGTAGGGCAAGGGAAAATAAAAGGTATGTATAAAAAAATAGCTATGGCAGATTTAATAGAAGAACTGACAGACTTACCGATGAAGGCTCAAGAGGATGTGTTGAAAAACCTTTCAGAAGAGATGATTCCATTAGAGATAGATGGAGATATATTTATGATACATAAAAATGTTAGTTCATTAATTGATAATCTTGTATTACAGATAAGTGATTTAAAAATCCAAGAAAAAATAAATGCCAGAAAAAAGAACGATTAAAGGTGTAGAGCATTTTGTCTATGAAGATATAGATGAATTTAGAGAAGAGTACCCAAATACAGTAGTTCATCCAGATTGGAGGATTGCAAATGAAGGGGATTGGGTGTATTCTGATGATGACAGAATAGTACAACTAATAAAAGTATCGAATAGTGTACAACATCATTCAGATAGGAAGAATTATAAATTCGCAAAAGGGTGGGTAAGAACTATAGTGGGGAGTTTCCTGAATCGTCCTAATGTTAAAATGGATACAGACTTTGATAATCATCCAAATAGATATACATTCTCCACTAAAATAAAGAATACTTCTAATCGTGTTTACAAAAGAAAAGAGGTAACTAATAAAGAAAAGGAATTTGCTACTAATATTGTTGTAGGTTTAGGTGCGGTAGATGCTTATAAAACTGCATACAATGAAATGTCTAATCAGAAAGCTAGAAAAAAGGCAACAATACTACTTAAACAGGAGAGAGTAATGAAGGAAATAGAGAAATCGGTGCTTGATGTAGCTAAGGGCATGGGTGTAGACCATGAATATGTCCTTAGTAAATTAAAAAATCTTGCAGATTTTAGTGAAGACGATAATATTATTTTACAATCTATTAAAGAGCTAGGTAAGATTGTCGGTACTTCAGGCAATACAATAAAACAAAAAGAGACAGGTCTTCTTGGAGTATTTCAAGGATTCACTTCTGATGAAATTGAAGGAGCCACAAGGGAACAAAAGAAATTAAGCGGAGAGATTACTAATGAGATGCCCTAGATGTAATTCTATGAAAACATCAAAGAATGGAGTTAAGATTCTAGTTACTGGGAATAGGACTCAAGAATACAAATGCGGTGATTGTAGTAGATATTTTTCTATACAAATTGCTGTTGATGATATTTACGAACTCAAGGCTGTTGAGCCTGGTGAAATATTAGAAGTCGATGGTGGAGAAGGGATAAGGATACATGGACTTACAGATGTTCATGTAGGAGCAGTCGAGCATGATTTTAAAAAGTTTAAAGAAGCTGTCGATATAATAGAAAAAGATGATAATGCTAGATGGTTTGGTAATGGAGATTTATTAGAGCTAATCCCACCTCATTATAAGATTAATCAAAGAGGTCAAGATATACCACCAGAAGAGCAATATTTAGAGTTTTCTAGATTAGTAGCCCCTATAAAAGATAAATGTTTATTTATCAGAGGTGGAAACCATGATTACATACGTTCTTTTAATATTTTAGACTTTGATGTATGTAAGGTATTGGCAAAAGAGATAGGCGTTCCATATTACAGAATGCCCGGTTATACAAGGATTAACGTAGATGGTAGTTCTTATAACCTTGTTTCAGGTCATGGTAAGTCTGGTGGAAAGAATGGTGATTTAGAATTAGATAAGATGGCTGCTGTTTATAGTCAGGGAGATGTATTCTTCTTAGGTCATAATCATCAACTATATGTAAAACCTATGGATAGTTTAATTATAGGAGATGATAATACAGAAGAGATGAAAAGAAGATGGTACATAAGAGGTGGTTCATTTCTTAGATACGCTGATTACGCCAGATATTCTTTCTTCCCTATTATAAGAACTGGTTGGACTACTATAGAATTTAAAAAGGAGGGTATCCACTGTTGGGAAAATTAGATAAAATAGAAGACAAATTAATAAATAAATTTATTCTTGGAGAAGATTACGTCAAGCAATTAAGGATGCAGTATCCGTGGGTTGAAAGAGCTGTTAGTTCTGGATTAAGATTAGGGAATAAATCAGTATATACAATGACAACTGAAATAGATGGTCAGCATATGGTGATTCCAACAGTTAGGAGAAAAAGAGATAAGAAAGGAAAACCATTAAATGAACTTGAGCAATTATCTATTAATAAAGCTATAGAGATGGCTTTAAAAAATAAAGATTTTATACCAGCTACTTCAAAAGACAACGCTGAGTATATATCAAGAGGTTTTTCTAATTATCAAGGAAATAGATAAAATGGCAAAAAATGAAGAAAAAAAAGACATATAGTAAGCATGATTTAAGAAGGTCAATAGAAGAAATATCTATGACTACCCAATTTATAATCCAGAGATTAAGAACATTAGAAACATT